GCGGCATGGGGTCAGGCGGCGGAGTCCTAACCACAACAATCGTGACCGTGACAAATTCCAACACGATCATCGTCGCGCTGGCGCCATCAGCATCGTTCTCTCTCACTAGTAACGCTACAAACTGGCAGCAGGTCACTTGGGGTTCGGACGATAGCGCGGCGGTCAACGCTGTTCTGGCGGCGGCGCTTATACGCGGCGATCGTTACGTTTATACACCAGCACAACACTACGTCCCATCACTGTCCAATCAATGCGGGCGGCTTATCTGGTTTGGGGAAGGGAAGTTCTACTTTCAGAACTATCCCCGATACGTCATCCCACCTTCGGCACAACTTCCTATACCCCCCTGTCAACAGGTATTTCCGAACGCGCATCTGAAACAGATGCAGAGCGTGGCATCGCCGTTGCTGGTTTGGACCGGAGACTCAGTAGCGTCGCTGGCGTCGGCGCAATACATCATCGGTCACACGGAACCGGGTGTTGGTTACCGACGTTTTGTCGCATCTAACCCTTTGAAGCCGGTGCGTTGTACAGAGCGAGCAGTTGGGGCTACGAACTGGATCATGTTCGACACCAACCTTGGGTCAGGTTCCGGGTTTGGAGGTGTTCCGCCGTACTGGTACACCAATCCTAACACGCCATGGCTCGGTTCGTCTGGTAATCCAGGCTACATCTACAATCTTTCCCCGGACGGTATGGTTATCAACTTTGCAGACAACGACGGTATTGCGATATCGTTACCGAACGTGTTTGACGCCTTCGCGACCATCAAAACATGGTCAAAGGTTCCCGACATCGTATTTGCTGATTCGTGGGACCGAGTAATCGCTCAGCCGCTGGCCTCACATTGGTCGTATGAATACGCATCGATGTTCATGCGGACATTTGGTTTGACACGTGGGTTTGGTCTGTTGGACTTCTGGCGTGAATTGTCAAAACGTCGAGACGGCATCGACCCGTGCGGCAAGGCTCTCAAGATTTTCCCGTCTGTCGTATGCCACAGTTCTGCCGGCTCAAACCCACTGATCTTAATGCCTTATACAATTCCTGTTATGACGACGGGGTACGGTTTCGAAATATCTCAGGGGAACAGCCCATCGACGGTCTTCGCAAGCATCGGAGAACTACAGTTTCAGATTGGCGCATCAACGGGGAACATCTTCCGCCTCGGCTACGATGCGTCCGGCACGGCTTATGGCGGCACCGGTAACCTTTATTACCAAGTTGATCTTAGTGCCGCATGGCCTGGCACCGGTTCGATGGCGGCTCCGGCTTGGATGAAGATCGCCGGATCACCGATGAGAGCGGCGTCGGTCGTAGTGACAACGACAGCATCAGGCACAAGCGTTGCTCTCGGAACCGCGACCTTCGCCAGCGGTGACGTTGGTAAGGCGATCCTTGTACCGGGGGCTGGCACCAGCGGCCGGACCTACGTTGGAATGATTACTGGATACACAGACAACGAGCATGTTACGGTGTTTCCCGCTACGCCGACCGCGCTGACTAGCGCCACGGAAACGATAACGTGGGGCTATCAGGGTTGCCCGACTGGTTCGCTGCTCGGGCACTTTTCGATCACAGCCAGCGCAAATACGCTGTCAGCCGACGTAGCAGCCTTCGCGAACTCTGCGGCGGGGGACATGATAGTTGTGCCGGGCGCAGGTACTGGAGGCGCCCCGCTACAAACCTACATCGCGACCGTCACAGACAGCCAGCATGTCGTGCTGCATGACAACGCGGTAACGACCCTGACCGCCAGCCTTCAAAACGTGTTCTTCGGCACACAGCGGGTCATTACGCAATGGGATGTAGCGGACGACGTAAGTGGCATCATGTTCTTAGGCTTTGAGGTGTCGGGCGACCACTTGATCTGCTGGTGGCAACAGGTAGAGCAGCTTGTCTATCTCGGGCCAGCCGCTCGCTTCGGCGGTCCATTCCAGCCACACATCAACACAACGGGCGGAAATGGCGCGTTTCAGTTCAATATCACGTCGGGAACCCAACTTGCCGCTTTCACAGTGGATGACACGATATTGACATGGCCGTCCTTCCTAGATGACGACGCTCAGGGTTATCCGATCGAGTGGGGTGACTCCGGCGTCGGTGTAGCGCCTTGGGCCGGCTCCGGCGATAATCACCCGTCAACCAAGATGGGCGCCATGGTGATCGATGCTGTGATCGGTGCTCAAGACTTCTGTCTGTCATGATTACTTACATGCGAACCGGGGGCGGGGTTGGGACAACGCTGTGTCTGGAGTTTGATCCAATCCGAACGACTAATCCAACAAGGAAAGTCACTACCATGCACATCCTGAAAGAGTTGCGTTATCAGGTCGCAATCGACGCATCTGGTGTTCGTGGTGCTGGCCAGCCTGAGTGAAAGCTGAACCCTAGTTTAGAGGAGTACGTGTTACTATGCCGGCAGGTTTATCAATGAGTGACAATATCACCGTTTCGGTGATGTTGACGCCGATTGGGCTTCAGTTCCGCAACTTTGGTGTGATCTGTATCGCTGGACCATCTAACGTCATCGATGTATCTCAGCGGATCAGGGTGTATACTAACATATCAGGGGTACTCGCCGACTTCAGTAATACATCACCTGAATATTTGGCATCTGCTGTTCTATTTAGCCAAACCCCGCAACCTACTCAGGTTGAAATTGGGCGGTGGGCACAAGCAGCAACAAGTGCTGTACTGCATACCGGGCAATTCAGTATCGCAGCGCAGGCAACTTTGCTCACTGCGTTGCAGGCGATCAGTACTGGTACTATGAGTATTACAGTTGATGGCACGGTATGTGCTTTGACTGCACTAAACTTTTCCAGCATCACAACGCTGAACGGTGCTGCAGCGATCCTCCAGACAGCGTTGTCTGGAATCAAAGCAGGTGCTAAAGTTAACTTTATGCCGGACAGCATCTCTTGCTTTAATTTCTATTCTGGTACTACCGGGACCGGGTCGACTATTACTTACGGCACTACTCAAGGGACTGGTGTGGATGTATCTGCTTTGCTGCAAACAACAGCAGTAACTGGAGCATCAACACCTGTCAACGGAATTGCTGCTGAGTCGGCTTTAACCTGCGCAACTGTTTTGACTGGGCCTACGCAGTTGTTCGGGTCGTATGCTTTCGCTTTCGCGCCGATTAGCTTTTCTCAGTTGGCTGATTCGGATCATGAAGCAGTTGCTGGGTACATAGAGGCGCTTAGTCCAAGTCATTCGTACTGGGCTACCAGCAATGAGGCTGGTATTATCAGTTCAACATCGACAACTGATCTGGCGTCCGTGCTGCAGAGCTTGGGGTATAATCACACATACCTACAGTACTCGTCCAGCAGTCCTTATGCTGCTATTGCGGCATTTGCTAAGTTCGCGGTTATCGATCCGACCGCGAGTAACAGCATGATCACCTTGAAGTTTAAGACTGAAACAGGGATCATTGCTGAGACTTTGACTGAGTCGCAGGCGGCAGCATTGACAGCGAAGAACTGCAATGTATTTGTTAACTATGCAACACCACAAAGCAACATTAACTCTGTGACTGCGATCCTGCAGCAAGGTGTAATGGTGTCTGGTCAGTTTGCTGATACAGTATGGGGAGCGGACTGGCTACAGAACAATGTCCAGTACAACATATTCAATCTGTTCTACCAGACCCCGACCAAGATTCCGCAGACTGAGTCAGGTGTTAATCAATACCATGCGACTGTCACATCATCGCTTGCTGCTGCTGTGAATAACGGATGGTGCGCGCCTGGTATTTGGAATGGTCCTTCGTTCGGGCAACTGCTGACTGGCCAGAACCTGCCGCTGGGGTATTATATCTACACGCCGCCTTTAGCATCACAGCCTCAAGCCAATCGTGCTGCACGGCAGGCGCCTGTTATGCAATGTGCAGTGAAACTCGCAGGTGCTATGCATAGCGCGAACGTGATCATAAACGTGAACCCGTAACTTATGCTACTTGCATGAGTTAATGCATCAGTTACTTACTACTTAGGAGGTTATTTCGACATGGCCGGAAACGCATACTCATTCCTTGACATTCAGGCTGCGATATCAGGGCCTGGTGGCAATATCAACCTTGCTAATGGTGCTGCAGTGGCTGAGGAGGGCATCTCGTATGAGATGTCGGAGGACAAAGGTACTATGGTAATCGGCGCTGATGGTACTCCTATGATGTCACTTAATGCCGCACAAGGTGGAGTCTTCACGATTCGGCTGTTGAAAACATCACCAACTAATGGGCTGCTGAGTGCTATGTATGATTTCCAGCGCAGCAGTAGTGCGTTTTGGGGACAGAACGTGGTGGTGATTCGTGATCCGACTCGCGGTGATATGATCACAGGTACCTTTGTTGCCTTTGCGCGCCAGCCGAATAACACCTTCGCTAAAGCGGGCAACGTCATGGAGTGGCGATTCCCGTCTGGTATTTTGGTGCCGTTGCTTGGAGCTGGCGTCCCTCAGTTGGGGTGATATATCAGCTTTGTTAACTAAGTAAACAAAACATGAGTAGGAAACAACATGTCTGATATTGAGATCAGAGGCCATACGTATCGTATTGGTGTCATGAGTGCGCGGACGCAGTTGCATGTCGCACGTCGCTTATCATCGCTGCCGATTAGCCTTATCATTGGGGCATCAACAGATGGTGCGATGTCCGATGCAGTTATAGCAAAGGCGAGAGATTCAGGGTTCGATGCTGATGATATCAAGCTCACATTACCTAAACTACTTCCAGCTCTTAGCTTGAAGTCGCTAGGGATGTTGAGTGATACGGACTGCAACTTTGTGGTTGATAGCTGTCTGGTGCTTTGTCATCGTAAGATATCTGATAACGCACCATGGGCGCCGATATTTAATGCATCAATCGGTCAACTGATGTATCAAGATATCGATCTGGAGGTGATGCTTGAGTTGACTGTCCGTGTACTACAGGAGAACCTAGGAAGTTTTTTCGGCGGGAACCAGCCGACGGGTTTGTCAGCACCCTAGATGATGAGCCTTCTGTTGACTGGGTACCAATACCAAAAGATGAAGGATTCATCATGCGTCCTGTGCTTCGTGGGTTGTTAAGAGCTGAGAGTTTGATCGATGGTTCTGTCGATCTAGCGTACGTTGCTGATCTTAATGATGCAATCGATGTGCAAGATGAAAACCAGCGTCGGATCAATGCCGCTAGGACAAGGGCGCATTAAATGGCTAATGAAAACACCATTCGGGAGTTCCTAGTTAGCTTAGGTTTTGATGTTGATCAGCAGAGCCATCATAAGTTCATCGGGACTATTGGTGCAGCTACTGCAGAAGTCAATAAGCTTGGACTTGCCGTAGAGGCGGCCGTTTTATTGATCCTTGGTTTCACTACTGAGATTGCTAAAGGGCTGGAGAATCTTTATTGGGAATCGCAGCGGACTCATACTAGTGTCGAGAATATCCGCGCGTTCACATTCGCAATGTCTAACTTAGGAGTGACGGCGGGTGAGGCGCATGGCGCGCTTGAGGCGCTTGCTAGCTTTCAGCGTACTCACTTAGGATCAGAGGGGTTTCTGCGCTCTATCTTAGGGTCCGGTTATGAGTTCAAGGATACAGCACAAACTCTGCTTGACCTAGGTAAAGCATTTGCTACTATGACGCCGCAGCTGGCGATTGCTTACGGCACTCGATTAGGTTTAAGCGAGCGTATGGTTACGCAACTTCGTAATGAAGGAGACGAGGCACAGCGCTACGAGGATTTAGTACATGACGCTTATAAGAGAATAGGATATGACGCTGATGCTGGGGCTAAAACTTCTCTAAAATTCATGGACGCCCTGCGTGGAGTATGGTCAGCTGGGCTTGAGCCCTTGATCGAGAATATAGCTACATCTTTGATGCCGGGTCTGACTATAGATATGGATAAGCTCAGAGAATTATTACTGGATAACAGTGGTGCTATTCAGCAGGTAGTTGAGCAGGTGGTGCATGGTATTTTATGGATAGGTGAGCAGATAATCACCGCTGCTGAAGATGTTACCGAATTTGCGCGGGATTTTATTAGGTGGTTTGGTGAGCTGGACGAGCCATCACGTCGATTGACTAAGTGGATTATAGGAATTAGTGCGGTGCTTATACTACTAAACCGCAATCCATTTATGTTGATTATCGGCGGCATCGTCGCACTTATTGAAGACTTCGAGAATTGGAAGAAGGGGGCTGATCACTTCATCAACTGGGATGTGTGGGCACCTGAGATTAAACATGTGCTGGATGAATTTGATCACTTTGCTACCTGGCTTGATACCTTAGTTAATGGCACAGTCAAATGGCAGGGCGTGCTAGAAGGCTTGGCTATATTTATGGGGGGTAAATGGCTGCTAGGAATGATACTTCCTATTGGTAAAGTGCTTGAAGCGCTTAGTTTGATTCCTGGCAGTGGAGTGGCTTCAGGAGTGACTTCAGCTATTCTTGGTGCAATTGGTATTAGCGGAGGAACTGCTTTAGGGATTGGTGCTGGTGTGGCTGCCATAGGCGCTCTTGCTTATGTTGTACCTAATATTGTGACTGGTGGTCATGCTGGTGAAGTTAGACCCGGTATACATCCTAGTGCTGGCGGCCGTGGTAGGATTGCATCAAGTGGGCATGGGCACGCTAGTACAGACGAACAGCAAAGCACCTCCAACTGGTTGATGCAGTACTTTATCGATCACGGCAAGTCACGTGAAGAGGCGGCAGCAATTGTTGGCAACTTTACGGGCGAAAGCAGCCTTGATCCGTACGCGACCAATAAGAGCGGGCATGCTGGGCTCGGGCAGTGGGATACAACCAGACGAGCTAGCTTTGAGGCGATATACGAGCATGCTGTTAACGATCCTCGCGTACCTCGTCAGCAGTTGATGCAGGAACAAGCCGAGTTCATTTTGCATGAGCTAGCTACTACACATGCGCAAGCTGGGAAGCATATGACTGAAGCGGCTAAAAGCTTTGGTCCTGCGGCTGCATCTGATGTATTCGGAAGTGAGGTTGAAATATACGGTAATCATCCTGATGAGGCGGCTAAACGTAGAGGCTTAACAATGGATGCACTAAATCAGTATAACGCAACACCTCCTCCTCCTGTAACGTCACAAATTAGTGGAAATTCTGGAGTTGGCGCTGCGGCAACTGCTGCACCGAACATTACTAATAACCAGACTATCAATAATACTATTCATACCAATGATGTGTCTGGGGCTGAAGCAGCATTAGATCGTACGAGTAGTAGAGCGAATGCGGACTTAGTCCGCCAGACTCGATCTGCATTAGTGTGAAAGTGCCCGGATCATGAGCGGTTTCTCTGTTGATATATCTACTGATGGTGTTGATATATCTATTGATGGTGCTTATGTATCACCAGTGCTAATTCGTCGGATACGGCTAATCAACGACATTATCATGCCTGATTGCGCGATCCAGGAGACTCACCGGGATACACTAGTTATTACTGAGCATCCGGTTGAGCAAGGAGCTGCTATAACCGATCATGCTTATAAGCGGCCGGCTGAGATCACTGTGAATTACAGCTGGTCGAATAGTAGTCCAGGCAATGATGGTTTTTCTGAGACTTATGATCAGGACATGTACTATCAGCTGTTGGCTTTACAATCATCGTGCGAGCCATTCACAGTAATGACTGGTAAGCGGGTGTATAATGACATGCTGATTGCTGAGCTGACTGTTACGACAGATACTAGCAGCGAATATAATTTAACAACTACAATGGTGATTAGGCAAATTATCATTGTACAGACCGAGGATGCACCCGCTCCATCATCAAGTCCAGACAACCAAGCTGCTCCGCAGAAAACAGCACCAGTACAAAAACAGGGTCAAAAACAGGCATCGCCTGTGGCTACTCCACCTCCACAGTTCTCTGAGCAAACTAATTATGATGGTGTATCAGGCTTACCACCACAATACACTGTGATCAATGAGGGGAATTTTCAAGAATGAGTAGCACAACGTCATCAATCACAGTATCACTAGTCCCGACTAGCGCTATACCACAGATATTTAGTTTGTCCTTAGCTGGAGTCTCTTACAACTTTACATTGGTGTACCGTGATACAAACCAAGGTGGTTGGTTCCTGGACATTGCTGATGTGAACAATAACCCTATTCTTTGTGGGGTTCCACTGGTGGTAAGTACCAACTTGCTATTACAGTACAGCTATCTGAATTTCGGCGGTGCATTAGTAGTGTTATCTGTTGGTGGGTATAACGACGCTGATATGCCACTGTACTATGAGTTAGGCGATACTGCGTCTTTATATTTTGTCACTCAACCTTAGGGGATACCATGACTGCACAGTATATGCGCAAACTTAGCTTGGTAGTCAGCGACTCGTCTAATGCGATAGAGTTGCACCAACTTCATGTTAAGTTTACTGTTCGGCATCGGACTACCAGTACAGCGTCCACGCTTGAGGCTCGCATATACAACTTGTCGGATAAGACGGCTAAGACAATTCAGGACGAGTTTACTAATGTGACTCTAATGGCGGGGTACGAAAACTCAACAGGGGTAATTTTCGGGACTATCTTCACTGGCAGCGTAGTGCAATGGAGAATAGGACGCGAGAACCCGACTGATATATACTTAGATGTGTATGCTGCGGCTGGTGACATTCCGCGCAACTGGGCTGTTATGCGACAGACCTTAGCTGCTGGATATAAGCCGACCGATGAACAGAAAGTGATTGTTAATGCGTTCGCGGCACAAGGATTGAAGGTAGGGTCTGTCGTAAATAATCTACCTGATACTGAATCATCACGAGGTCGCAGTTTCTATGGGATGGCGCGTGATCATCTCGATGATTTTTGTAAGACTTATGGACTAAGTGCTTATATCAACGGGGCGACAGGTATGCTGGAGATAGTATCGAACACTGGATACGCGCCATCAACTCCAGTTGAGTTGAATAGTCTTAGTGGGTTGATAGGCATGCCTCAACAAACTCAGGACGGAGTTACTGTGCGGTGTCTGCTGCGTCCTAGTATTATGCATAACCGAGTGGTGCATATCAATAACAAAAGTGTGCAGACAGCTATAATCGGCACTAATGTCGGGCCCGACGCTTTCACCAACTTTCAGCAGCTGCCATCGATTGCAGCGGATGGCTACTACCGTGTGTTGGCGGTCGATCATACAGGAGACACCAGAGGGAACCCATGGTACACTGATATGTGGTGTGCTGCATTAAAAGGTCAGTTTCCGCTTGGTGTTGTCGATCTCGATCTACCGGCCGAGTGGAATGATCCTAGCGGTGCGCAACCTCCACCACTGCCGGTTCCTCCAATAACATCTACAGGAGGATGATACAGTCATGGACTATCGCGAACGCTTTAATGATCTTTTAGCAGCTCATATGTGCGTATTGGATAGCAGACAGGCGCAGATATGGACTGGGATGATTGGTATTGTTACTAAGGTCAATATGTCATCTATGACAGTTGAGGTGCAACCAGCTGTAATGGGTAAACATGTAGCGCCTGACGGCACTCTTAGTCACGTGCTGATGCCGGTTATTCCAGATGTGCCTATCGTGTTCCCATCGGGAGGTGGGTACGTTTTGACCTTTCCGATCGCTGTTGGTGATGAGTGCGATTTACACTCTCATTCGCGATCGTTTGATAACTGGTTTGAGTCTGGCGGTACTGGGATGCCTGCGCATGCGCGCATGCATGACGTTAGTGATGTGACCGCTCACTTTGGTCCTAAGTCAAAGCCAAATGTGATAAGTAATATCAGCAGTACCAGCGTGCAGCTGAGAAGTAACGATGGTACGGTGATCATCGACATTAACCAGAGGGCCGGTACTATAACTTTGACAGTACCTATTAGTATTACACTGAATGCACCAGGTGGTGTTGTGCTAAACTCCCCTGAAGGGTTGGTTGTTACAGGGCCTGTCACTGCTACAGTATATCACACTAGCTAAGTGATTACGGCGCGAGACATAATGGAGCTGATATGAGCCAGTCGATTTCTTTACCGACGCCGCCAGCACCGTACGTCGATGCTTTTGGTGTACACGCGCCTATGTTCACTGATTACTTGGCGTACTTGATAAGCTGCATGCAAATCATATACGGCGCTGATATTTACTTAGGGAACGATAGTCAGGACGCACAGCTGATAAATGTGTTCGCGACTGTGCTGTCTGATCAAGCATCTGGAGTAATCGCTGTTTACAACTCGTATTCTCCTACTACGGCACAGGGGGTCGGGCTATCATCTGTAGTTAAGACCAACGGCATCACTCGTGATGTGGCAAGTTACAGTACCGTCGGGCTATTAGTGGTTGCGCAAGTCGGTCTGCCACTTAATAACTGCTCCGCAAGTGATGGAATCTATACCTGGAGTATTCCGAATGGTACCTTAATCCCAAGCGCGGGCGAGTTGCTGGTGACAGCAACATGCACGACCATTGGGGCAATCAACGCTGCTCCTGGTGCGATCGATATTATAGCAACCCCAACAGCAGGTTGGCAATCAGTAACTAATCCTGCAGCAGCGGTCCCTGGATTACCGGTAGAGACTGATCCGCAGCTTCGTGCTCGGCAATACCAATCTACTATGATATCTAGTAAAACCCTGACAGACGGGATTGTTGGAGCTATATTAAGTCTACCTGAGGTGGTGGCATGTACGCCTTACGATAATGATACATCGACAACTAACTCGCTGGGTATACCGGCCTCTGCTTTGTCGTTAGTTATCACAGGTGGTGTAATATCGCAGATTGCAAGCACCTTATTCTTGTTGAAGGGGCCTGGGGATATTACATACGGAACTACAAACTCGATAGTGTATGATAGCTATGGTGTACCACACCAAATGAATTGGTTTAGCACGGTTATGATCCCGATTTCAGTCGTGATCAACATCCACAACTTGCCCGGATACAGTACGGCAATCGGGGCACAGATCATGCAATCGGTGGTGAACTATATCAATGCGCTGCCAAGTGGCCAGAGTGTGCTGCTGCCTAGAGTGGGTGTTCCGGCGCAGTTGGTGGGGCCAAGTGCGGTAGTGAACACAACAAGAGACCCGAATACGTTTGAACTGGTATCTATATTGATGTCTCGTGCTCCCGCAATTCCGACTGCTTCAGATGTTGCTATCAATTTCTACGAACAGGCTACATGCAGTCTGGCAATTGTTAGTTTGAATGTGGTATAGTGAGGAGCTGATATGTCAGGTTCTGTTGTAGGGTCGTCTAAGTCGTCTCCTCCTGTTGTTCAGCCACTAAGTTTTTACTTAGGACTGATACCGTCATTCAACGCATCTAAGCCTAAGTTTATGGCGATGGTTGAAGCTTTGGTTGCTCCAGCGCAAGGTATCGCATCTTTCCTAAACTCGATGGTTACTGCTTTCGATTTGGATAGTGCGATTGGGGTGCAGCTGGATCAGGTAGGCGTCAGGGTTGGCGCATCGCGTAATGTTCAAGTTCCGCTTACAGGGATTTACTTCTCGTGGGGGACTCCAGGACTTGGTTGGGGTCAGGGTAGCTGGAAAGGTGCTTTTGATCCTAATACTGGGCTGCAGGTATTGGACGATGATAGCTTCCGAATACTGATTCGTGCTAAGATAGCTGCGAACAGTTGGGATGGTACTAACGGATCATTGCCTGATATCCTGTCGATCATGTTTCCAGCTACTATCGGTACTTATGTTGTAGTGTTGGATAATAATGATTATACTATGACTGTTGGGGTATCGGGACTTTTGCCCAGTCAAATTCAGCTGGCTTTGCTGGATGGTGGTTATGTTCCTATTACTCCAGCAACTGTCGGGCTTAATTTCTATATTACATCGGTAGATACCGCGCCACTGTTTGCCTGGGGAGTGAATACTTCAGCGATGGCCGGATGGGGGACTGGTGCTTGGGGGCTATCGCCTTCCGATATCGGCGATATTATCCAGCCACAAATTCCTATATTATATACTGGGGCAACTATAAACGCGCAGGCTAATGTTTCTGCTGTCGCAACCCGGATTACTATCGATGATCAGACTGCATCATTTATTGCTGCGGCGGCTAATATCAGTGTATCTGCTGTAGGACCTTGGCGAGTTTCTGCATTGGTATCAGGAACTGCTAATGTAGCAGTTATTTCTGTAGTAGCACTACAGACAGACTCTGCTATATCTGAATCTACCAATGTATCAGTCAGTCCTGTATCAATACTGGTAGCAAGCGCGACTATCAATGCCATGGGCACAATACACTCTGCTGTTTAATGATCTGTTGCTAATGTATGAAGGACGTAATCATGATTAACGATCAGTGGGTGATGCCTCTCGCGAACGCTGCGAACGATTGTTATGTGACTGGTGCTATTCCTTGGTACGAAAACCCTGGGAAGACTTGTCATGTCTTTAAGTCATATATCGAAGGTATGCCGTGTTATGCTTTTGAGGGAACACAATCACTTCGAGAGTGGTTGATCGATTTCACAGCGCTGGAGGTGCCTTTTGTCCAGCATCCCCAAGCTGGCCCAGTGCATCTCGGGTTCTGGTTGAATATTGCCAGCGCAGTTGATGCGATTGCTGCTGATCTGGCTGCGGCCAGCTGGCCCAGTTTTTTCGTCACTGGTCATTCCAAGGGCGCGGGTGAGGCTGTCTTAACTTGTCTTGAGCTAACAGTAAGAGGTCACGCTCCTATAACGACTATAGCCTTTGAACCGCCGTGTGTCGGAACTAATCTGCTGACCGCTTACATGGAATCGAACAAAGTGGTTATTGGGTGGACTAAGACCAGGAACTCAACAGGCGCGGATATTATTACTCAAGTGCCAGACTGGCCGGAGTGGGGACATCAAGGAACTGAGATGATGCTTGTTGTACCTGATAATTACGGACTCATGGAGAAGCATATCATGCCGCATGTGCTTGACGCGTTGCAGTTGATGCATTAAGGTATATTGATATGCGAGTTCGTAAGCTGGATGCTAACGGCGACTATTCGTTTGGGCATCAGCAAAATGACTTCTATATCAATGTCCCAGCTGCGCCTGCACAGGCTGCGATGACGCGTCTATTGCTGTTCTACGGTGAATGGTACATGGATGTATCAGATGGTACAAAGTGGTACCAGAACATCCTTGGCCCACGCACTCAGAGCACTCGTGATTTAGAGGTCAAGAGTCGGGTCAGTCAGACAAAAAACGTGACAGGCATTGTGAAGTATTCATCGAGTTTGCCTGCTCCGCGCGCGTTTAGTGTCAGTATGACTGTTAATACATCTTATGGGTCGGTGCCAGCGCAGATCACTGGTGGAGGTGGTCAGCTTCCAGTAATCACAGTTGGATAACTAATACCAACTTAGGAGGATTTAGATGCCGGTCGAAAATGACTTTCTGGTTTGGGCTGCTGGTGGGACATCGCAGATTTATACACAATCGCAGTACGCGGCTTTACCTACGCTTGGTCCTGGTGTTGCGCCAGGGATCGCTGATCCGCTGCAAGCAAATAAGACATGGCGACAGACGTCGGTAATTGCGTCGGTGATTGCGCAATTCATTGTCGCGAATAGTGGTCAGCCAGCAATCGATGATGGCACTACAGCAACTTTGCTGACCAACTTTACAGCTTCGATAAATGCTTTGTTAGGATCAGCTGGTTACGCGACTACATCGGCGCTGTCGTCCGAAGCAGCTACACGGGCGGCGGCCGACACCGCACTGACAACGAATCTGGCAAATGAAGTTACCAGAGCTGAAGCAGCTGAGGTAACCAAGGTGCCGCT